GTACTTGGTCATTGTCGGTGTCTGCAAAATCAGCGGGGTTGTCATTTCTGCCGCCTCTGCTGGTCTATACATTTGCGCCACCTGCGCTTTCGGCAGCGAGCTGAATTACTCGCTGTTTGAAATACTCGCTGAACTTCACGCCGCCGCTGCCGTAATTCCAAAGATCAGCCACGCCTCGAAGTATGCAGCCGACCGCCGCGTTGCTGGTTGCAACGGTCGCCGAAACGCCCGCGCTTATCATAAACGCCTTTGTGTCATCAATGTACAGCTGCAGCAGGTCGTTTTGATAGTCTGTTGTTATTCCCAGTCCAACTTTGACTTTTGCCAAAATTTCAGCGTCGGTCATTGCTGCTCACTCCTCTCTGATCTTAGAAGCCGACCTTTGCGATTGTCACAGCTCCGTCTGCCAGCGTTGCGCTGTAAAGTGTGCGACCGTCTGCCTCGACTGTTGCGCCTGCGGTGGTTGTTGCTGCTCCGTTAAGTGTGAAACCGCTGTAGTCGTAAGCCGCCACAAAGTAAGCTGTTCCTGCTGTTACTCCGTCGCCGAAGCCAAAGGTCTTTACAGGCTCGCTGCAGAGCACTGTTGCGCTGTTGGTGTCCTGCTCGAAATCACCAGCGGTGTCGGTTGCGTCAAGCTTTGTCGGTGCTGTATCTGCTGCAAGCGCGAGAACAAGTCCGTACATTGTGATAAGGTCGACCGCTGTGATTGGCACAATTCTGTCCTGATTAATCATTGTTCTTTTCCTCCTCTGTTGTTTCTGCTGCTGCCTTGTTTGCAGTTACCTGCTCGGCAATAGCGTTGATCATGTCGGGTATAATTGTAACGTTTGCAACGTCGGAGGCTGTGCCTCCGAGTGCAACATAAAGATTTTGCAAAGCTGTGATTGTGTTATCCATTGTTCACCGCTCCTTACTTTTTGGTAATAAGATAGAAGCCCATAGGGTTCAGAACCTTGCCGTCTACGACGGTTAACATCTTGTTCACCCACTCGTTTCTGTCCTCGTCAAACCAACGACGCATACCGAACTCCATGTTTGTATTTATCGCGTATTCCTCGGGCTGCCAGAAAATTCCGATAACATCACCCGCACTTGCTGCGTCGAAATCGGGCAGTATGTCGGGTTCAACCAGCGAAATATCGCGGCCAAAGAAACGGCCGTTGGGGTTTCTTGCGTCTCCGTCGTTTACCTCGAGGCCAGTCGCCTGTCTGAAAATAGGATTGTTGTTAGCGTCTGCCATAGTCTCCAGATAGCTTTCAACGGTCGAAAGTGCGAAAATAAATTCGCCCGATCTGTAACCCAGGGGCAGCTTTGCAAAAAAGTTCTTTCTCCATGCTGTCCAGTTGCTCATGTCTGCCGCGCTCATCTGGATTGTGTGACCCGCAAGGTTTGTAACTCTGGGGTCGTTCAGAATGCCGAGCATCTGTCCCTTACCTGTGCCGTTAATAATGCCGTTGTCCATTGCCTGCATATATGCAATGGTCATAATTCTTACAATCTCGCGCTCGAAAAGGTCAAGCGTTACGATTGAAGAGAGCAGGGTCTGTGCAACTCTGATCTCTGCCATATTGTAAGAAAATTCGACGAATTCGTCAATTTTTCCGCCGTTCTGTCTGGGACTGACGGTGTTTTCCGTTACCCACTTGAATGTTGCCTGCAGCTCAGAAATGGGAATTTTAACCGCGCCCTGAATGTTGAGCTTTCTGGTCTTTGCGTACAGCTGACCGTAAACCTTGCGAATTTCGTTGATGAACTCATTCAGCACGGTTGTCGGGATTGTTGCGCCAAGGTCGGTTGTGTTTGCAGGCACGTTGTCTCTCTTTGCGAGTGTGGCAGGAATGGGCACGCCTCTCTGTGCGTATGCCTTGAACGCTTTTCTGTACTCCATTGAAGCGAACGGGTCAGCGTTTCTTTCCTGCGCTGTTGCTGTGGTAAAGCCTGCGACTGCAGCAACGCCTCCGTTTCTCCGCTCTGCATTTGCGGGAGGAAGTTCTCTCTGATCTTCCTGAGCTGCTCCCTTGTTTTCGTCGCCATTGCCGCCGTTCTCTCTGTCACCATTGCCAATGTCAGCGAGCGCGTCTGCTATGTCGTGAAGCTCGTTTGCGATGTCCATCAGCTGGTCGTTGATTTCGCGCACCTCGTTCACGTCGGTGCTTTCCTGTGATCTTTTGAGCAGCTTTGCTCTCTGATCTTCAAGTCTTTTCTGCTTTCTAAGCAAATACTCTCTCATTTTAGTAACCTCCTAAAATTTCATTTTTGAGCTTTAAAAGCTCCAGTGTGTTTGTGTCGTCGGTGTCCACCGATTTTGCCCGCTGCTGCTTTGCGTTCTCCAACGCCAGCCGTGCGCTGTCCAGCGTCTCCTTGCCTCGGGCATTTATAGTAGTGTCGGAATAAGCGGGAAATGTCACCGCTGAAACCTCCACGACCGTACCTATTGAACGAATGCGGCGGGTGGGGTGATCTGTTTCGAGGTTTTCCCATTCCTCACCGTCTATGCTGAACATGAAGCTCATTCCCGAAATGTCGCCGCGCTGCACTGCGCTATAAAGGGCGCGTGCCTCGCTGTTGTTCTCGGTGTCAAGCGTCACACGAATTCCCATTCCGTCGTCGTCAACGGTCAGGTGCATTGTGCTGTTGCCGTTGTTGCGCCTCGATCTTGCGAGCGGGATTTTTGAAACGTCGTGATTTACCAAAAACCGAACATCTGTGAGGTCGGCGTTTTTTAAAGCTCCGCGCTCTATGATCTCGTCAAAGAATCCGAGGTCGGTCTTGCTGTCGTATACAATGGGGCGACCTGTTATCACGTTTCCGTTGTCGGTCTTTTCCGCCCTGATCTCGAAATTATATGAGCGTTGTTCAAGCTTTGCTTTCATTTTTCCACTCTCCTTGTGTGTAGTGTCAGCCATTATTTGCACTCTCTTTCAGTATCTGTATCTCGCTGTCATTCAGATCATACTTTTCTTTGTATTTTTCTGTATCATCAGAAGCAACTATAGCAGCATAGTCCTCTTTTGTGATTTTGATTTCATCATAAACATAAGTGATGAATTCGTCATCATCGGGATCACGTCTTTCTATTACAACATTTCGGGTCATATATACCCATATTTTTGAGCTGTACTTATCTACGGTTAATGGTTTTTCACCACTCTCCGATCTATACCACATTTTTGACCCTCCTTTTTATTTATATGCTTTGCCTTCCTATAGGTCTTTATGGCTATTTTTCTGCGTATTGTTGGAGTTACCGCCAAAGAGGGCAAAGCGCACTGTAAGTCCCTATGTTTATTTTCATCGGGGACACCTACGGTTATCCCCGAACCCCTTCCCTCACGCAAGTGGTTTGCAAGAAGGGGAAGCCGCAATGCTCCAGTCCCGAATGCCGAAAGCACTGCTCAGATCGAGACACCAAACGCCGTAACGCGCACCATAGCCGGAGCTACCGCCAAAGACGGCAAAGCCGTTGCCGTTATAGTAATAGTCACAGTAATACTTGCTGGCTGAGCCGCCCGATACACTCAGGGGCATAAAACCGTGATTGCCATAGACCATTTTGCTGATATAATTGGCGCCGGGCTTTGTGGATACCAGCAGATTGTAATTTGCGTCATTGCTATTATACGAGGTCGCTTCTGATCCGTCAGCGGTGCCATAGGTGAGCTTGTATCTAAATCCATTGTTAGCGCCCACCAAGCCTGCTGTTCTATGCCAGCAGCAAGCCCAGAAGTTCTCCATGCCAAAGGTCTTGACCGCAGTGCTGCCGTTGGTCGTTGAGCCATAGAACAGCCCCTTGTCGTCAAGGCTGCCTGTGATGTAGGCTACTTTTGCAGCCCGGCTTCCGCTGTCGACACCTCTGCCGAACTTGCCCTGACTGTCAAGGCTTTTACTCATAAGGGTCAAAAGCCCTGTAATGAGCTGTCTGTCAGCCAGCACACCTGTGTACCACTCAGGGCTTGACTTTGTGTTCATTGCCAGAGCTGCATTGACCTCCTGTGTGCCGTCAGTCATTCCGTTATAGGCGAACTGTTCCCACTTTTCAGGGTCAAAAGGTTCTGCTTCCGTTACAGCGGTCGTGCATTGATACATATTGTTGCCATAATGCACCTTTGCACCGACATTATAGGTGGAGCTTGCGGAATAGGCTGTGGTGCTCCAAGGGGTCAGCTTTAATCCTGATATAGACCTGAGCTTTCCATCATAGATACAGCCGTTGTATGCCGCCATATAGAAGTGATCTATTTCGTGATTCAGGCTGTCATAGTTGCACCAGCAATGATATGTATCATCAATTTTTCTGTTGGAAACGTAGAAATATCCTTCTCCTGCCGCTTCGCCTGCAACAAACTTGTACCAGATCTTCGGAAATTCCAGCATAACATTACCTTCGTAGGAAAGATTATTGTAATCACTGGGCGTTCCGTCCGCTTTCTTTGAATAATCGTCAGGGTCAAGGTAATAATCTACCGTGCCATCGAATTTGAGCATACAAGGCTTAGGCATGAAGAAAGCTCCAGCCCATGAGCCATAGTCAAAGCCGTCAGCAGTCATCTTTGCAGGAGTCATGCCTACAGCATCTTCGAGATATGTCACCGCAGATTCAGGATCACTTTCATTGGGGTCGATGTGCCATGCGTAGATTTTCGTCAGTGCTCCACCTCCGTGTTTTTCTGCAAAGAGCCTGTCAAAGTTGCTCATTCCGACGCCTACTCCGCCCATTAAAATTTTGTAAAAATCCATTTACTCGCCCACTTTCGCCCATTCTCCGTCTGAAAAATAGTAAAAGTCCCCAGTGTCAACCTCCAGCAGCAGCGCATTTTCTCCCGCGTCACTTGGCTTCGTGTCGGTTGATTTGCATCTATAATCTGCGCACGCTCCATTTAATGTTACCATATCAAACTTCCTCCTTTTCCTCGTCTACTATATCAACATTGACGTTCTTACCCGTCTGGTACTGCGCCGCGTTTTCTGCGTCTATCCAGTTAAGGCTCATGTATCGTTTGCCCTCCAGCTCTGGGAGCGGTCTAAGTCCGAGCCATGTTCTGTACTCGTTTACATAACCACCGCCCTGCGGAGCTAAAACATTTATCATTTCCAGAGTTTGCGTAACCGTCATGAAGATTAGCTCTTTCGGGTATAGCTCCACGCGGTTGCCGAATGCTTTCTCTCTGACGGTAAAAAGCTTCTTTGTGAACGCTTGGCTCATTGCCACAATAAGCGGTTCGAGCGTTTTCTGGTAAAAGGCTTCATACTGCTCTTTGGTGTAATTGCCTGTCAGAATTGCCAGCGGCACTCCGAAATTACGCAGAATTTTTTCATCTATGAATTTCAGCGTGTTTTTATCTACAATCTGAGCTTTGCGCTCCAGCGGTGTGAATTCTGTTTTAAGATCAACTGGCAAAATGCCGCTTTCGCTGCTTGCGAGCTTCCGTTCAAATTGCTGTAATTCTGTTTTGAGCTTGTCCTCGTCAAGGTATGTGTTATATTTAAGCACGCCGTTCACGGCATAGCTGGCATTCATACTCTTTGCTACTCCCTGCAGTAACTTTTCGTTGAGCTCTAACGTTTTCAGCAGGGCTTTGTGGTCTGGCTGCCCGAGTTCATTTCCGCCCATGTACTGATTAACGGAGTAGTTGTATTTGATGTGAATAACATCGTCGTAAGGCACGGTTGTGGTGTCGCCGTTCAAGAACCAGAACTTTACAAAAAGCCGCCCGCCTGCGTCCTCTATGAAGTCAACCTGTGTCGGGTTTATCGGGTAAAGGGCTTCATAATAGCGCCGCTCCTCCCCCGTCTTTGCGTCCGTCCACGTTCTATAAACGGGGATTACAAACGCATTATAGTTCATCAAAAGCAGCCACGTTGTTTTCTCCAGAAACTCGCTTGTTGTCATTAGCGGGTTCGGGTTTTCGAGTGCGTCCTGCAGCGTGCTTTTTACTGGCACGGGGTCGTTACCCTTGTAACGGACGTGTGTCGGGTTGAGCTTCTTTGTTTCGTCAACTATGCATTTCAAAGCCTGCTGCACCACGTCGCTGGCATATATGTTTGTACCGAATTGAGTATAGATCGGCACGAAGCCGTCCAGCGTCGGCGCGAAGCGGCTTGACTTTGGCTGTCGGTGAAATAGCTTGTCAAATAGGCCCGTTTTAATCACTCCCTTTATGCTATGTACTTTATAAACTCCGACTGAAACCTCTGTAGCGTCGCGTATAGAATTATTATCGTCACCGCTCCGTCAATTCGTCGGCTGTGCTGTCCTTTTGGCTTCACGCACATCACGCGCCCGAGGTTGTCGACCTGAATGCAGGCGTTCCCGAAGCACCAGCGGTCTACGGGGTGAAGCCCGTAATTAATCGCCTGCTTCTTGAAGTCTGCCTCGACCCATTTCATCGGCGTGCTCATTACGCTTGCCGCCTGCTGTATAAGCTCGGTCTGAATTCCGTATTCGTCCATACGGTTTAAGAACTCCTTGCTGAAACGCTGATCGTAACCGCAGACGAGTATGCGGATATTGAACCGCCACTTTAGCTCTGCGAGCCAGTCCGCCACGAGGGTGTTGTCGGTCATCGTTCCCTCCGTGATTGTGAGGTGTCCTTGCCGAGCCCACTCTTTGTATTCCGCACCCGCTGCTTTGTCGCTGCTGTCGGTCAGCTTGCTTTCGGGCAGCCAGTAATGGCTATATATATATTTAGTTGGGTCGCCGTCTCTCATAAATAGCAATTTGCAATTTGTGAGGTCGGTCGTTTCCGCGAGGTCAACCGCAGCCAGGCAATAGCAGCCGCGCCATTCCTCGAGGTCTTTGATTTCCTGATTGTATGTGAAGTCGCTTTCTGAGAGCCAGCCTTGCGCTGAATTCTGCTTGATATTGAAATCTTTACAAAGCAGGTGAATTCTTGCGCCCTTGTCGGTCTTTGCCACCTCTATGTCTCGACGGAGCTTTGCCACTTTCTTTACTCCGTACCGAATGGACGGGTTTGATTTTTCCCAGCTTGCTTCGTCTTGCCACACCTCGGTTTCGCTGTCCTGCTCGTACAGAAACGCCATGAAGTGCGGGTCGTCTTTTATTCCGTCCAGCACGTCCTTTGCGTACTGTATTTTTTTATCGAGGTATTTCTCCGCGACAAATCCCTGTGTTGTGCAATTCAAAAACAGCGGTTCGTCCTTGCTGCTCATTCCACGCCAGCAGGCTTCTGCTATTTCGTCATCTTCCATGTCGTGACTTTCGTCGAGGTAGGTCTTGGAAATATTGAAGCCGTCCTTGTTCTGGGTCTTGCTCGAAAGTCTGAAAACCGTTATATTTCGAACATAATTCTTGATCTCCGTGAGGTTCTGTCCTGTCAATACCTTTTTCGGGTCTAACCTCGACCGCATTCCTCCGATTTCCGACCATATGAGCTTTGCCTGTCGGTCATCGTTGCTGGCGCAGCATATATCCGCACCGCCCTCTCCGACAAACAAATCAGTGTTTCCGTCTGCTGCGAACATCGTTGACTTGCCATTTTTTCGGGCGACTTCAAGCATTCCCTCCGTGAACCGCCTCAGTCCCGTGTCCGACATTTTGAAACTGTAAAGGCATTCCCAGAATGCCTTTTGCCATGGCATGAGTTTGATCGGCTTCATGTAGTAAGGCTGTTTGCTTTGAAGGCACAAGGTCTCTTGAAACTTGAAGCGTTTGTGTGCCTCCGTCGTATCGTATATGTAGGCGGGATTTTTCAAATCCTCGCAGTATATGTCAACCGCTTTTTCTATCCACTCACCGACGATTACCTCGCGGGCTTTTATCATTTGGCGGTATTCTTCGAGGAAGGTCAAAGCTCGAACTCCTTTAGCTTCTCCAGCAGCTCATCGGCTGCGCTGGTGTCGGTCTTATATAGTGCGCTCATTATCACTTTGACCGCGTTGAGGTATGCCTGCATGGTCTCTTTGTACTGCTTGCCCGCTGGTGTGATCTGTTGCCGCTCTGGGTTCTTTGGGTGAATTCGCAGGTGCGGCATTTCTCGCAGGCTCTCCAGCTTGCCCTCCATGAAGACGATCTCTGTTATAAGCGGCGCAACAACCGCCTTTTTATCGTCTCCGAGCTTGTCGGTGATCTCGACGAGCTGTTTGTATCGCTCAGTTATTCGGTTTGTATCGGTCAAGCCCTGCATTTTATTTTCCCCTCCGTCTTTTTTGGCTTTTTTCGGAGTTTTCAAATCCTTTTTTTCGGCTTTCAGCTTTTTTCTGGAAATTTTTCAAAAAATCTCATTTTTTTGCTCCGTGCGAATCGGAGGCTCGAATCGCAGTTTGCGGCTGCCTCCCCTTGCGTTTTGTGGGGGGAGGGGTATGTCTCCAACTTTCCGCTCAATTTTTCGCACTCTGCTCTACGAGAAATTTGTCGAGCTGTTTCTCCCATGTCTCATATGCTTCCACACCTTTTTCGACTTCTCCGTTTGCGTGCCCGCGTTTGATTGCGACCGCTGTGGCATAGCTCAACGCCCCCGCTGCCTTTACCCCCGTAAGGAGTAAAATCATTTCTTTGGTTCGCGCTGCTTCCTTTTCCTCTGCGTCCTTTCCCGCTTTGGTCATGCGTCGGTTTATGCCGCCGCTGATGATCGCGCCCACTCCGAGGGCTGAGGTGATTGCAGATATTATTGTTATAACTTCCACTCCTGCTGTTCTCACTCCTGATATGCGTTGAACCAGTCGGCTATATATCCAGCCCACTGGTCTTTGAAATCTGACCGCTCTGGGTCACTGTGTAATCTCTGCAGGCAGGTTTCCTGATCTGTATTTATGAAGATTGGTTCAGCCCCCAGCTCTCTGACGCGCCGTTCCCTTTCTCCTTTGCGTGCGCCGCCTGATATTATGTAGGCTCTTTCCCACCTGCCCTGTCGGGTTCTTGCCATATCGAGCAGGCGTGCGTATAGGTCAAACGCGTTTGTTTTCAAGGCGTTTGGTTTGAAGTATTTTCTTCCGCCCGTGATTGCTTGCCATATAAGATCTATATCGACCACGAGGTCGCTGTTGCCCTTTACGCTTTCCACCCAGCTGCTTTTTCCGCTGCACGGTGCGCCGTATATGTAATATACTTTTCGCCCTTGCGTATATCCGAAGCGGGCGTGAATTTCGTTGTGACTCTGGTGTGATACAAGCATTATATTTTCGGGATTTAACGATATGCTGAAATCATTTACATTTTGAAGCGTCAGCTGCTGTTTATGGTGTGCTATTATGTCATAGCTTTTCAGCAGCGGCTTTCCGCTGTATTCGTCATAAAGTATGCCGTCCGCTTTGTTGGTTCGTTCGTGAATTAACGCTTCTCGAAAGCTGCGCCATTCTTTGCTGATGTAAAATTCACTCAGGTTGCGCCACATTTTGTATACCCATACACATTGATCTCGCATATAGCGCAGCCATATCTTGGTTGAGCCATATATGCTTCACCGCCTACAAAGCAAAGCCTGACCCCTTTGCAGATCGCTCCCCCCAGAGAAACGCTTTGCTTATTATAACCGCCGCTTGGTATTGAAATATTGCTTGCCGCTGTCGTCCAGTTTGTTCCGTCATATATCTGTATTACTGCATCATAATTTCGATCTGAAAAGCTCGCAACTTCCACGTTATCGACTTTTACTTCGATTCCCATCGGGAATATATAACCGCAGTAAACGCTGTTGGGGCTTCCGTCAATTGGGTTTCTGTCATCACTCCATGCGCTGGAAGAATATGTCTGACTGTCGATGCCGTCAAATGCAGTCCACGCCAGCCTCGTTTCGTCTGCCCCAGTGCCATAATTTCCACTATAGACAACTTCTCCTCTTGGTGTTGTATAGTTTGTCATAGCTGGAACTAAATTAACAAGCCAGTCGCTCCAGCCTCCTCCACCACTGCCAACCTCACCAATTATGCCGAAATATATTTCATTTCCGTTGATGTTAGCCATGGTTTAAGCCTCCGTGCTTGTCGTTGTGATCTCAAACCATTCTGTGTATGCCATTCCTCCAGGGTTGGTGTAGAAATGGCATATGTACATTGCGCCCTCGTACTCAAAAAGCATATGTCCGTTGCTGCCTGCCTTGGTGATCGTTACAATCGCCACATTGCTTGACTGCGACGGTGTTGGTACATCAATCGGGTAAATCCCAGCCGTTACTCCTGCAACGGTATAAATAGTAATTCCTGCCGCCGCTGCGCCGAATACTGTCCCAAGAGAAGCCGTGCTGCTCACGCTAGTTATATGCGTGTTTGCTCCGCCGCTCACCTCTGTAATCTGATCTGAGAGTGAAGCGAGGTTGTTCTGTATGGTTTCTATTGCCTCATTTACCTGAGTGAAGTCTCTGCTTATATCTGCCGCCGAGGTGTCGTCCGTCTTGATATAAAGCACGTTGTTCTCTTTATCGGTGATCGCTTCATACTCTGCTGTAGTACCGACCCAGAATTTAAGCCCCTGCCCCTTGTTCAGCTCTTTGATCGTTGTGACAAAACCCGTGTCAATATCGCCAACTGTTCCGCTTGTTACCGCTTCCACAATTGCTGCATAGACTTCTTCTTTTGTCATTGCTATAAAGTTGCTGTCGCTGTCTCCACGAACATATACTGTTTCGCTCATTTCGTTTCCTCCTCTTTGATATTCATTGCAGCAGCTATTCCTGCAGCCACCGCGGACACTCCTATTCCGACCAGTGCCGCTTTTATTGCTTTGCTTTCGCCGCTGAAGTCAACGGAAGGAACGGCGACAACTAAATAGCCGACCGCCGTCTGAATGAATGTCCTGATTGCTCTTTTTGCCCACTCTTTCATTTTTCTCCCTCCAGATTTAAGTCAAAATTGGCAGCCTCTGCAATTAGCTTTTTAAGCTCCAGTTCCTGCTGCTTGATCTTCAAACCCTGCGGATTGTCCGCCCAGTTGTCTTTGTCAAGGTTTTTCAGCAGCAGGTGAATAGCTGCAATGTCGCCGTCCACCTCTTTGCTAGTCTTTTCTTTGTAAGTTACCGTTTGCCCGCCTTCGTCCGTTTTGCTGTAGACCTTGACCGTTTCAAGGCTATGTTTAAACGCTAACCGCGCCAGCTCCCCTCGGAGGTCTGCAACAAAATTTTCGCGGCTGTTTTTTAGAACTTCCGAAAACTCCGAGTATTTGGCTTTTGCCGCGTAAAAAACGGATTTTGAAACGCCCAGCTGTTCGCAGACCTGTTCGTCTGTTGCGCCGTTCTTTTTCCATTCGGCTATTTGCTTCAAATACGGTTTTATGTGGCTTTCGTACTTATTCGGGCGACCGCCTTTATTCTTCGCCACTTATCCTCACCGCCTTGTTTTTATGGAGCGTGATAGTCGGAGTTAAACCGCTTTCTTCTCACAGGTTTGTGAGATATTCTGTCGTTGAACTAATCACGCATATGCACGCCTTATCTGTCGACGTGCCTCTCTTGCTGGGTGATCTTTTCACCTTTGTACATTCCCGCATTTAATTCGTCTATCTTCGAGAATGGTATTTCGGAAACTGTAAGCCGTTTTCTGTATGACTTATCTATAAAGTATATATATCGGAGCTGGAAGCCCTCTAAAATTTGACCGTGTACATACTCGACATATTTTTTAAAGTTTCGCTTGCCACCTGTCACGTCATAGTAGCTCTTGCCGCCCAGCTCTGGTCTTGGCATATCGGGCGAGCTGTCAAGCGTCATTTGGTGTATCTTTTCGCCGCTTGGTAGAACTGCAATGCTCTTGTTTGGCCTGATGTCTGTAAGCACAAAATTACTGGCTCTGTAGATTGTACCGTCTCCGCAGCTGCAGCCGTCCGCAAACGATATGACCCACTTGATCTGCGGGGCGTTCTTTTTTATGAGCTTCAAGCTCTTTGAGATACAGTAGCTTTCGCTATTTCGCGGCAGGTAGTCGTCAAAGGCCATTCTGTTTAGCTCCATGAACTCGTTCCAGCCCGTCCCCTCAACTAAGCCTATTATTTTACTTTTATCAAGTGACGGCCCGTAGCTCATAACGCCGTGAAGCCTTCCGTCAAGGAAAGCCCCAAAGTGCAGCTTGCTATTGTTTACTATCTTGCCGCTGTAATGATATTTTTTTATAAATGGGTTTGCTATTTTCGAGGGTATAACTTTCAGCTTGATTTCCTTTGCTCTGCCCATTGTCTCACCACCTCATATAGTGCGTTGCCTCTCTGCTGCAGGTTTCCGAACGTCTCCACAATATCGTCTGTTACAAGTGACATTGCGTATTCGATTAACTCTTTTTGATCTTTATGCAGTGAGAACGTCATTGTCCTTATCGGGTTTTGTTCTCCATCCGGCAGGTCGAACTCCTCTCCGAAGTCGTCTGCATAAACCTCGCTGAATTCGTTCTCCATAAAGCCGAAAGCGGTCATATCAAAGTCTACTATGACCGACAGCTCGTTTGCAAGCTTGGTAATATCCCAGTCCGCCAGCTCTGCGGTCTTATTATCCGCAAGCCTGAAAGCCTTGACCTGATCTTCCGTCAAGTCGGCGGCTTGTATCGTTGGAACTTTTGTCAAGCCCAGCAGCCTTGCCGCTCTCAGCCTTGTATGGCCTGTTATTATTACATTGTTTTTGTCGATTACAATCGGCACCTTGAAACCGAATTGCTTTATACTTTCCGCGACTGGTTCGACCGATTCTTCATTCTCTCTGGGGTTGTTCTCATACTCGATTAATTTGTTGATGTCAAGCTCTTGGATTTTCAACGGTTTCACTTCCTCGATGCTGCCCATTGTCTTACGACCTCATATATGGCATTGCCGTTTTTGTTGGTATTTCCGAAGGTTTCCGTGATCTCATCGGCGACCTCACCCATTGCCCACTCGACAAGCTTTTTCTGCTTTTCGTGCAGCTGAAAGCTTAAAGTTACAATGTCGGAACTTTTGCCGTCCTGCTCGACGATTTCCTCTGGTGCTTCTTCTTCATCTTCAAATCCGAAGCGTCGCATATCCACGGTTATTTCTGCGAGCTCTTTCTCCAGTTTGTCAAACTTCCAACCCGACAGCTCCCCCACCTTGTTATCCGCAAGACGGAAAGCCCGTACCTGCTCGTCTGTGAGGTCGTCAGCCATAATCGCTGGCACTTTGTCAAGCCCCAGCTTTCGGGCTGCTTTGAGCCGTGTATGCCCTGCGATAATAACGCCGTTTCGGTCTATTACAATCGGCACTTTGAAGCCGAAGTCTTTTATACTTGCCGCGACCGCGTCCACAGCTTGGTCGTTCTTTCGTGGGTTGTTCTCGTATGGTATAAGCTCATTGGTCGCCAGCTCAATTATTTTCATTGGTTTCCCGCCTTTATTTCATCATTTCTGTGATCTTATACACAAAGCCTTTTCCTGCTATGCCGTTCGGTTTATATCCCCACGACTTCAAAAGCGAATTTACGACCGCTGTCGTTCCTGCTCCGAAGCCCTCATCAACGGTGATATGCGTTGAAATCTTGCCCTTTGCCTCCATCACCGAAAGCATTGACTTTAGCTCGTACACTCCAAGGTTGATGTCGCCTTGCTTCATGCCCTTTGCGTCAAGGGTCTTTCCAGCGGGCTTTGTGTAACCATTCTTTCCTGCTGCTTTTATTAGCGTCGGGAAGTCCTTGTAACATATATCTCCGTCAAGGTTTCCGTTATATCCGTTAAATCTTGCGGACGAGGTGTATTGCCAAATGTCAACCACTCCGCCATAG